ATGCAATTTACAGAGATTGGACACCAGATGTATTGATAGCTGTTGACCACGGTATAATGCACGAGATATATCATAGTGGTTTTGGTTATACAACTCCTTGTTATTTTAGAGATTGGACAAAATTACCAGGTGATGCACACGATAATTTAATTTATAGTGGATTGACAGATGATGAGATTAACAAAGCAAAAAAGTGGGATGTTGTAAGAACTAATAAAAGAACAGATGAACAAGAATTTGTTATGCATGGCGCACAAATAAAAGGTATAGTTAGTGTTTTAAGTAAGACTGATGGTAAAAGAGAGATCAAAGGTAAAAATGTAAATCATACTTCTTTATGTGTAAGTTGGACCAAACAAAATGACAAAGTAAAAGATTTAAAAGAACTAATGTGTAAGCCTGATGGAATAGAACACGATTATGGATGGTCAGCAGGTCCTACTTCAGGTTTTATTGCTTCTAAAAGAGAAAATCCTAGAGAAATATATTTGGTAGGACACGATTTATATAGTGCAGATAACAAAGTAAATAATCTATATGCAGGTACACAATATTATGTACACGAAGAACATAGTCCTACGCCGTGTGTAAATTGGATACGACAATGGCGTGATTTGATGGCTTGGAGACCTGATATAATGTTCTACAAAGTAAATGAATTCAACGATGGTAGAGATAAAACTAACTCACCTATAGAAGAATGGAAAGATATTCCTAATCTAAAATACATAGACCGAAATGCACTTGACAGAATGTGTCAGATGTAGTATAATGAGATATGTTTGATGGAATAATATACAGTTTACTTAATTGGGTTGATAAAACAAGTGCCAAAATTAGGGAATATATGATTAATAGATCATTACCTAAACCTTGTAGATCAGCTAGTGAGTGGGCTAAAGATCATAAGAAGTGGAAAAAAGACAGAAAATAGAACTTTTTACTCTTATAAATAAAAATGATACCGATAATACAGGTAACACAAATACAATAATACAAGGAGAATACGAATATGGACTTTGAAACATTAAAAACAAGCAGAAGTAATTTTGAGAAACTTACCAAAGCGATAGAATCAAAATTAGATCAGAACGACAATCAATCCAAAGACAAATATACTGACGAAAGAATCTGGAAACCAGAGTTAGATAAAACTGGTAATGGCTATGCTGTTATTAGATTTTTACCTGCAGTTTCTGGTGAGGATATGCCGTGGACTAGAGTATGGTCACATGCATTCCAAGGACCAGGTGGTTGGTATATTGAAAACTCACTAACAACTTTAAATCAAAAAGACCCTGTGTCAGAAGAAAACACTAGACTATGGAATACTGGTGTTGAATCTGACAAAGAGATTGCTAGAAAGAGAAAAAGAAAATTATCTTACTTTGCAAACATACTAGTGGTTAGTGATCCTAAAAATCCTCAAAATGAGGGACAAGTAAAATTATTCAAATTCGGTAAAAAGATATTTGATAAGATTGCTGAAAAGATGAGTCCTGCATTTGATGATGAAAAGGCTATCAATCCATTTGATTTTTGGGAAGGTGCAAACTTTAAACTAAAAATCAGAAAAGTTGATGGATATTGGAATTATGACAAATCTGAGTTTGAAGCTGTAACAAAAGTTGCTGATAGTGATGACGCTATCAAAGCTATTTGGGAAAAACAGTATGCTCTAAAACCTTTCTTGGCACCAGATAATTTTAAGACCTATGATGAACTCAAAGAGAAACTGATTAGGGTTATTTCTGGTACTAGAAAAACTGAAACGGTGGAAAATGTAGACCTCCCTCCTCAAACCAACGGTTCAGTTAAAAGTAAACCTGTAAATACTCCTTCGGCTGGTGATGAAGATGACGATACGTTGTCTTATTTTAGTAAGTTAGCTGAAGACGAGTAATCTCTCTCAATTACAATTTACTTTAAGGGGTGTCCAGTAATGGGCATCCCTTTTTTTATGTATAAATATATACAATGGCCAATATATTAGATAGACTTAACACTAGAGATGGTGGTATAGATAGATCAGCAGAATGGTATAGAAATACTGTTCGTAAACTAGGTACCAGAGTGACTGCTAATCAAATGATGAGAGATGGTACTCTAACTAATAGACCAAACATTGGATTGTTGAACTTATTTTTTTACGACCCAAAGTATAAAAAGACTTTACCTTATTATGACATATATCCATTGGTATTACCACTAGATACAATACCAGGTGGGTTTGCTGGAATAAACTTTCACTATCTAGCACCATTACAAAGGTTTAGATTATTAGAAAGATTAGAAAGTTTTAAAAATAAAAGACAAATTGATAATAAAACATTATTGAACGTCAATTTAAGTAGAGTTAGAAATATACCAGAAGTTAAACCAATTATAAAAAAATATCTATTCACGCATGTTAGGTCAAGGTTTTTAAAAGTAGATTTAACACAAGCTGCATATGCAATATATCTACCTGTACAAAGGTTCCAAAAAGCATCTGCACAAAGTGTATATCGTAAAACTAGAGAGGCAATAGAGTAATGGCAATATTAAGAGGTGGTAAAAGAATTGGTGGTTTTGATATTAGGGTAGGTATACCTAGAGATAGAAGTTTAGATAATGTCAATAACGATCCAAGATTTAGACAACGAGCTGGTGGTAATCCTGAAACTACAATGGGTAGATTTCAAGCTATGGTTAATGAGGCTGAAGGATTTGCACGTAAGGCTAGATACTATGTTGAGTTTTACTTACCAAAGAGTATTCCTATAGCAGGTGTTGTACCAGGTGACGAAAATAATGATGTAAGTGGTGCATCTATGGAACAACGTATGGCATTTAAACAACAAGGTGAAATGAATGCTGTACAAATGGCTAATGCTAGACGAGTACAAGCATTTTGTAACTCTATATCAATGCCAGAGAAAGAAATACAGACCAAAGAGATCAAACATAATGGTCCTCCAAGAAGATTTGCATATGACTATAAGGCAACAAGTATAGATGCTACATTTTATGCAGATAAGTTTATGAGAGAACGTAGTTATTTTGAGATGTGGCAGAATGCTGCATACAGTAATACAACACATAACTTTAATTTCTATGATAACTATGTTTCTGATATGAATATATTTCAGTTAGGTAGTTTTGAAAGTAGAAACGAAAGAGATGACATAACTTATGGAGTTAAATTGTTTGATTGTTTTCCTAAAATTGTTAGTAAAGTAGATTATGCTCACACGGCAAATGAGATACAAACTTTTAGTGTCACTTTTGAATATAGAAATTGGGTTAATTACTTTATTGATAAAGCAGGACAAGTAGAATTAGGATCACCAAACTTTAGAGATGTCACAGTGAAAAGTGGTGGTGGTCCATTTGGTGGTTTACTTGGTAAACTACCACCAGAGTTGAGAAGAGCAGGAACAGAAGTGTTACAAGGTATTAAACGAAGATTACCGATTGGTGGCATTACTGGAGGAAGAGTATTCCCACCATTCCCTAACTTCCCACCTCTAAATATTTAATAATAAGGAGATATAATGACGTTACCAAAAGTGGATGTGCCAACTTATGAATTGACATTACCTTCCGAAGATAAGAAAGTCAAGTTTAGACCTTTTTTAGTCAAAGAAGAAAAGGTTTTATTCGTTGCAATGGAATCCAAAGACAATGCAGAAATGGTCAATGCAGTAAAAGAGATCATTGATGCTTGTACATTTAAAACTTTAAACGTAGATACTTTACCTTTATTTGACATAGAATACATATTTTTAAATATTCGTGCTAAGTCAGTAGGTGAAGTTGCAGATTTCAAAGTTATCTGTCCAGATGACAATAAGACTTATGCAGACGTAAAGGTAGATTTATCTAAAGTTGAGGTACAAGTAGATGATGACCACTCTAATAAAATTGTGGTTGACGAAAAAAGAAATCTAGGTATGGTGTTGAGGTATCCAACGCTTAAGAATTACACAGTAGGGAAAGATATTAACACAAATGATGTGGATAACGTATTCAGCGTGTTGATAGATTGTGTGGACCATATATTTGAAGGCGATAAAATATACCCAGCAAAAGATGCAACACCAGAAGAAATTAAAGAATTTGTTGATAGTATGACACAGGATAGTTTTACTAAAATTAAGCATTTCTTTGATACAATGCCTAAATTAAAACAAGTGATTGAGGTAGAAAACCCTAACACAAAGGTAAAAAGTACAGTGACCCTGCAAGGGTTACAAGATTTTTTCGGGTAAGCCTCTCACACAATTCCCTAGAGGCCATATTTGAAACCAATTTTGCCCTTGTGCAACATCATAAATATAGTTTAAGCGAGCTTGAGAATATGATACCTTGGGAAAGGGACATATATGTCAATATGTTAATAAATTACATAAAAGAAGAAAACGAAAAGAGAAGGAACGCTAATAAATGATACAAAAATTAAAATCAATGTTCGGCGCAGGTTGGTCAGGATTTAAATATGGTTGTAGTCAATTGTGGCATTTTATATCAGTAGAGATACCTGAATTAATGTCAAATTGGAGATTGATACCACGACTTATGATGGTAGCCTACGGTTGGGCATTTTACGAAGTAATCCAATGGTTTATGGCGCTTGAGGCTCCTAACAATGCACAGGCAGGTTTAGTATCTGTGGTAGTTGGTGCTGGTGCTGGTTGGTTTGCTATCTATGTAAACGGTAAAGCAACAAAAATTAAAAACAAAGAATAATAAATGGCTAAGGTTTCAGATTTAGACGATAATTTAGAAGTTACGGTACAACCAGAACAGGTTAACGCTGATAACGTAATGGATGAAGAACAAAGAAAAGAGTTTTTTAATACATTCCGTGATGCGTTGAATGCTAAAATATCTGATTTAGATTTAGGTAATTATTTTGACAGTATAGGCACATCTATCACTGCTGCAGCTGAGAAGACAGTATCTTCATCTATGATGGCTGCCATACCTAATATCACAAATGAATTACAAGACATATCTGAAACCTTTGCTAAAGGATCTGACAAGAACTATGAAGAAGCACTTGACAGATTACAAAAAATAGTTGATAAGACAGGTATAAATCTATTTCAATTTAGTCAGCAATTAGGTAATAGTTTTGACAAATTAAGAAAAGCATTTGAAGCAAGAAAAGAAAACATAGAAGCTGTTAATAAAGAAAGAGAAATATTAAGAGAAAAAGGTATACAAACCAAAGTTGTTGAAAATCAACAAAAGAAAGAATTAGAGATCAGAGTATTGACTAATAGACAATACAGAGAAGAAGTCAAAAAGCTTGAGAGAGATGAGAGATTACAAAGAGATAGAGAGAAACAGTTTACTAAAGAAAGAGAAAAACTGTTAAGAGAAGAAAAACTGACAAAGAGACAGTCAGAAAGCATCATCAATAAACAAGAAAAAATTACAAAAAGCAGAGAGCTTTTAGAACAAAGACGAGAAGATTTAACAGGCCAAAAAGGTGAAGGCGAAAAAGAAGGTGGTTTCTTTAGAGGTGCAGGTAGATTTTTAAGAGGTGAAACTGGACCAGAGATATTAAGACCAGTAACAGCTACATTTGGACAAACATTAATGGCACCAATGGAAGCATTCAATCAGTTAAAAGATCAAACTATGATGTTGGGTAGATCATTTGCAGGTTTATTGAAACCATTAGGAAATTTATCAAAGATAACAGCATTTTTAAGCAGAACATTATTACCTATCATTATAGCATTTATAGGTATCACTGCTGCTATTGTAGGTGTCATTGCTCTATTTAAGAAATTAAAAACAATATGGCCATTTAGTCTAATAGGTGGAGGTGATGAAACACCAAAAGAGAAGGCAGAGAAGTTAGCAGAAGCACAAGAGTTTACTGATTCAGAAATGCCTATGGATATGTTTGATGATGGCGATGCTCCTACTATCAGTTCAGAGTTTCAAAAGAACGAGAGAATGAAGAACCAAGATGGTGACCCTACAATTAGAACGACAGAAAACTATGACTTTATAAAAGGTGAATACAAACCAGGATTTAAACCAATCAGTTCTAATATAGACTTACAACCACAAAATCTAAAGTATATGGTACCTGAAGGTGATGCTGGTAAATCTATGGAAACAATACTTACAAATATTGCTCCTAACAATATATTAAATAGTAGTAAATCAGAAACTATGGTTGCTAGTAGTCCAAACAATAACGACAGAACATTTAATATTTTAAACGGTGGTTTAGAAGTTTAAAAAGTAACACCTAAATCTTTCTCTGTCATAATCTTAAATTTCATATTATTATCTTCACAATAAGTTGTTGCCGCTTGCCATTTGGCTTGATTTTTAATCCATTCAAACTGTTCTCTCATCCAACTTTTAGTTTTACGTTTAGGTGTTTTTGGTTTTTGGCATTGACGTGACGGTTTTACTTCTATCATAAACTTTTCACCACTTTTAGTCTTACATAAGAAATCAGGAAAGTATCTATGTATTTTCTTGTCTATTGGTGAACGATAAGCAACAGGCAATTCTTCACTAGCCCAATTAATAATATCATCATTTTTATCCAAGTAAACCATTAAACGTCTTTCTAATAATGATCTATATACTATTCTATTTGGATCACCAATGTACTTCTTTGGGTGTGTTGGCTTGTATAAACCTTTAAAACTTCTTCTATATTTCATATAAATATCTCTATAAGGATATTTATCTATGAATTTTAAAAGTAAAATTTCAAGTGTTGTCAAGTCTAATCTATCAAATCTAGTAGGTGGGTTCTCATCTAGCATATCAGGTTTCATAGATGCAGGCAAGAACAGTGCACAAACTAATTTAGCTGCGGCAAAGTTATTAAACAAATCACCATTGGAAATAAGTGATGATACGCCTGCGGCTGTAATAAAACAAAATCCATACGAGTACGGTACAGTTTTTTATCCTAATGATGTATCAAATTTAGGTGCTGGGCACTATATGATATTTGACATCATTATGTTAAAGCATTCACAATTTAAAAGTGGTACATTTCAAAATGGAAACTATGTAAAGAAACCTAATTTAGGTCAAACACTATCTGGTGATATTGTTGGTGAAAAACCAAGTGCCAGAACAGCAACAGCTTTTAAGGACAGAGGATTATTAAATAGATTAACCAAAGTCAACACAGGAATTAACAAAAGAAACAACACACACAATCATATAACGGATTCTATAATACTTTATACTCCACCACAAGTAAAGACAACCTATACTGCCAATTACGATCAGGTAGAAACAGGTAAATCAGGATTCGCTGTACAACAAGGATTTTCAGGTATGTTGGATACTGTGGGGAGTATAAGTGGTGATCTATTGAAAGATGCATTGAACACAGCATTGACATTGATACCAGGTGTTGGTGATTTAAATGCTGTCATAGATAAGTCAATGGGAAGAGCTAGAAATCCTAATATGGAAATGGTGTTTAAGAGTGTGCCAATGAGAGAGTTTAATTTTACATTTGAGTTTGCACCAAAAAATCAAAGTGAATTAGACTCTGTAGACAAAATTATCAAACTATTTAAATTTCATATGCAACCAGAAACATTAGCTGGATCAGATTACTTTAGAGTACCATCAGAATTTCA